TGGAAAGGTAAAAAATATCCAAGATCTCAAATGCAAGAAGGTGCTGAAAACTTACCTTGGGAAAAAGAAGCTTATAAAAATGCATAAAACAAAAACTAAATAATAATAACATGGCATATAACCAAAACTTTGGAAAAGAAAAATCCAACCCGTTAGCAGATATAGCTGGCAAACTAAAAGAAGGTAGTGGACTAGGTAGTACTAGCGACAGTGCTGCAACGATGTATGGAGCGCCTGTGCATATGAAAAGTGGCGGAAGTCAAATTGGTCATTTATCTGGAATAAACTATGGGTCTCCTGTACACAGTGAAGGCCATGGCGCACCAGAAGGACACACTCACAGTAGTGAAGGTTCTGATGATTACACATATCAAAAAGCGGTTAAACCTTCTTCTAAAAATGTTTCTAAAAAAGCTACAAGAAAGCAAGCCAAAGATTTATATAATGCTGCTCAAGCAGGATACGGTAGTCAAGCTTACTCAGAAGGTGGTAGTGGAACAAGTGTAAAAATAGGGAAGCAACCTGGAAACAAAAGAAATATAATAAGCGTGCGTAAAAGCAAAGGTGGTACTACTGCTGGATATGGATCTGAGGGGCCTGTATATGACGAAGCTAATAAAAATGTTTCCAAAAGAGATATTAAAAAGCAATTAAGGAAAAGCGGTAGTGTTACAGTTAAAGGGGGGAAGGTGACATCTGGAACAACATTAACTAAAACCGCAAAAGGTTCTGTTAAGCGTGACACCCATAAAGCAAACCTTAAAAAGAAAAAAGAAGATTTTTCAACTAAAAAAGCCGCTGAAAAACAGAGTATGATTACGGCTAGAGCAAACAAAAAAGCAGAACAAGAAACAAAAAGAAACGAATATAAAGCAAAGCAGGCCTCAAGAAAAGCTTTGATATTAGCAAAAAGAAAAGCAGAGAAAGAAAAAAAATCTAAAAAATCATAACCATGCCACACAAAAAAGGACATAAAGATCCAGCTAAAAAAGCAAACAAAAATAAACCCCTTGGTAAAAAGAGTGTTAATGACTCTCCTGAAACAGAGGCTCGAAGAATAAAAGAATACAAAATAGCAAAAGCAGCTAGGGAGGCTGATAATAAAAAAGCTGAGGAAAAAGGAAAGGCATCAAAAGCGCATGCAAAGAGTAATGCATCTTCAACTGCTCCTGCTAAAAACTTAGGTACAGTATCTGACGGAACTCCTTTTTATAAAAGAGGCCCACTATATGCACATGAAGCAGGTCATACTGATCCTACTAAAGAAGCAAAAGCAAAAGCAGAAGCTAAAAAGAAAGCTGAAGCTAACGCTTCTAAAGGAAAAAAAGTTTACGGTAAAACTACCAGAACTAAAACAACTAGCGATACAGGTGTTACTACGCATACCGCATCAACCCCCTATACGACAAGTGGAAGCGGAAATGCTACTACTAAGAAATCTTATAAACAACTTAAGGCAGAAGGCGGAGACGTAGAAGCGGCTAAAAAGTTTAACGCTAGCGCTACATCATCTGGAGTTAAAACAAGGTCTTACAAAACTTTTGACGTAAAACCAGTAGGTATAAAGATTACTCCTATGGTGCCAACCGCATCAATAATTATTCCAAAGAAACCAACCAACACTAAAAAAACACCACCCCCACCATCTTTAACATCATTTAAAGGTAAAAGTGGAACATACAGTTTGAAAGGCATAGACACGAGTGGCCGGGGTGGAAGAAAAAGCGGTAGCGGAGGCGGAAGAGTCTGCGGTTGTAAATAAATGAAAAAGATAATTCAGTGGCTATCAGGTGGCGTTATCAAAGAAATTGGTAACGTCATTGACAAGCTTACTACTACCGACGAGGAAAGGTTAGAAGTAAAGAAACAAATACAGCAGATATTAGAAGACGCGGATACTAAAGCTCAAGAGCAAGTTAGCAAGCGTTGGGAAGCAGATATGAAGTCTGATAGCTTTTTAAGTAAAAACATCAGGCCTTTTATATTAATATATTTAACTGTAATTTTTACGTCTTTGGCTTTCTTTGATGGTAATATAGGTCAGTTTGAAATAGCTGAAGAATATATACCAATATTTCAAACATTATTAGTAACGGTGTATGGCGCTTACTTTGTTGGGAGAACTTGGGAAAAAGCGAAAAGTATAGGTAATAATAAAAATAATAACTAACAATTAAATTTAATAAAATGAGTAAAATCACAGAACAAGAATTAACAAACATTCAAGAGCAGCAAACAGAGCTTAATAAAGTATTAGGAACTATAGGTTACCTAGAGGCTCAAAAGCATTCGGAATTGCATAAAGTAGCTGCAATTAATGAAAATATTAATGAACAGAAAAAATTGCTTGAAGAAGCATATGGACCTGTAAACATTAATTTAGAAGATGGTAGTTACACAGCAGTAGAAACTGATGGCAAGTAATATAAGAAAAATAAGTATAGGATCTGATTATAAAAATGACGCCATGCATTATGCTGTAGGACAGCAAGTGTATGGTGGTCATACTATTTCTAATATTATATTTGAAGATCAAGATAATTCTTACAATATCTATATAAAAAAAGAAGACGAGGTATTACCTTGGAAGAAATTTAATGCTCACATGTCCATATCGGTCGAGTATGATTTAGAATATTAATGAGAAGCTTAGAATGTTTTATAGTTAAGCCGTTAGGCGAAAGATACAATAATGATATTAATGTTGGTGAAAAAAAGTTAATAACCAACGCTAATATAGAAAGCTTTCGTCACATAAATAAAAAAGCGGTAATTGTAGAAACCCCTAAGAACTTTAAGACTCCAATAAAAAAAGGGGATATAGTTCTTATACATCATAATATATTTAGAAGATATTATGGTATGAGTGGGAAAGAGAAAAATGGTAGTACCTATTTCAAAGACGATATGTACTTTGCGTACCCGGAACAAATATATGTGTACCAAAAAAATGATAAATGGTACACAAATATAAATTATTGTTTCGTAGCACCTATTGAAGAAACAGACCATTTAAAGCCTGAAAAAGAACAAAAGCATATTGGTATATTAAAATATGGAAACAGCGAGCTAGAGGCGCTTAATATAAGCCCAGGAGATCTTGTTGGATTTAAACCGCTACGTGAGTTTGAATTTGTGTTTAATAAGCAAAGGCTTTATTGTATGAAATCAAATGATATTGTAATTAAATATGAACGTAGAGGAAACGAAAAGGAGTATAATCCAAGCTGGGCAGAAAGCAGTTGAGGAATTAATTAAGGTAGCAAAAGAAGCTATTGTTGATTCTGATGATGATATATCCGCTGATAGACTTAAAAATGCAGCAGCTACTAAAAAGCTAGCTATATTTGATGCGTTTGAAATACTTAACCGTATTGAAGAAGAAGAGGGTTACTTAGAGACGAAAGATACTAATAGCAAACAAGCCAAATTTAAAGGCTTTGCTGAAGGAAGATCGAAATGAGTTACGAACAGCAATTAGTAAAACAACTACCCGATCATATAAAAGAAAGTGTTATTAAAAAAAATAACAAATCTAAAAAATGGGAATATGGGTATAACGAAGATTATGATGTTGTTGTAATAAGCAAGACCGGTCAAATTGAAGATATTATTGAGATTCAAAATCTTAAAATTGCTTTACCTAAGAGAGAAGAGCAAGTTAAGTCTGAATCTAAAAAATGGGAAAAAGAAGCCTACCCCAAAGAACTAAGTAAAATAAAAAATGTATCTGACTGGGAGGCAAAGCCAGAACACTTTAGAAACAAATGGTATGACTATATTGATAAAGAATTCAAAAGGCGCGATGAAGGCTTATGGTTTTATAACAAGAATAAGTATATTTATATTACTGGTTCTCACTTTATGTACTTGCAGTGGTCCAAAATTGATGTTGGGGCAGCAGACTTTAGGGAATCAAATAGATTATTCTTTATATTCTGGGAAGCTTGCAAGGCCGACTCACGATGCTATGGAATGTCATATCTTAAAAACCGTAGGAGTGGATTTTCGTTCATGTCCTCAGCTGAAACTGTTAACCTCGCAACAATATCCTCGGATTCACGGTTTGGAATATTGTCAAAGTCTGGCTCTGACGCTAAGAAGATGTTCACAGACAAGGTCGTACCGATATCCGTCAACTACCCGTTCTTCTTTAAGCCCATCCAAGACGGTATGGACAGGCCCAAAACCGAACTTGCCTATCGTGTCCCCGCATCCAAGCTTACCCGTAAGAAACTTGAAGCCAACGAAGCGCAAAAAGATCTTGAGGGATTAGATACAACTATTGATTGGAAAAACACAGGTGATAACTCCTATGATGGAGAAAAATTAAAACTATTAGTCCACGATGAAAGTGGAAAGTGGGAAAGACCAGATAACATATTAAACAATTGGCGAGTAACTAAAACAACACTAAGACTAGGTAGTAGAATTGTTGGTAAATGTATGATGGGATCAACATCAAACTCGCTAGATAAAGGTGGTGAAAATTTTAGAAAACTTTACAATGACTCAGATGTTACGAAAAGAAACGCCAATGGACAGACTCGTTCAGGACTCTATTCTTTGTTCATACCTATGGAATGGAACTACGAAGGATACATTGACTCTTATGGCTTACCTGTATTCGATAAGCCGACCGGTACAGTATTAGGCCCTCAGGGGGAGAAAATTAAAACAGGTGTTATAGAGTATTGGAACAACGAAGTTGAAGGGCTTAGAGACGACCAAGATGGTTTAAATGAATTTTACAGACAATTTCCACGTACAACTAAACACGCATTTAGAGATGAAGCAAAGCAGTCGCTTTTTAATCTAACAAAAATATACGAGCAAATTGATTACAACGAAGATTTAAGAAATACAAGCACAGTAACCCAAGGTAATTTTTATTGGGAAGGTGGCATTAAAGATTCTAAAGTTATATTTGCTCCAACTAAAGAAGGAAGATTTTTTATATCTTGGATACCTGATTTAGTATTACAAAATAACGTGCTATTTAAAAATGGATTAAGATGGCCAGGCAACGAACACATTGGTGCTTTTGGTTGTGATAGTTATGATATATCAGGGACAGTTGATGGTAAGGGTTCTAAAGGGGCCTTGCACGGGTTAACTAAGTTTAGCATGGAGAACGCTCCTATTAATACATTTTTCTTAGAGTACATATCTAGGCCTCAAACGGCTGATATATTTTTTGAAGATGTGCTTATGGCTTGTGTGTTCTACGGAATGCCAATACTTGCTGAAAATAATAAACCTAGATTATTGTACCATTTTAAAAGAAGAGGCTACAGGGGATACAGCATGAATAGACCAGACAAACTTAAACTGTCTGTTACTGAAAGAGAAATTGGCGGTATGCCAAATTCAAGTGAAGATATAAAGCAAGCGCACGCGGCCGCTATTGAAGCTTACATAGAAGATCATGTGGGTTTAACAGAAAATGGATATGGTACAACTTATTTCCAAAGAACTCTAGAGGACTGGGCGAAGTTTAATATAAATAACAGAACTAAGCATGATGCTTCCATAAGCTCAGGATTAGCCATAATGGCTTGTAACAAAAATAAATATAGACCATCTCCCAAAAGAGAATTAAGGTCAACTCCATTAGGGATAAAAAAATATAACAATAAAGGGGCAAGCTCAAAAATAATGTAAATGATATCAACCAATTATAACAGTTCATTTCCAGACCAGGTGGTACCTGACGAGGAAAAGCAAACATTAGAATACGGTGTCAAGGTAGGCCAGGCTATTGAATTCGAATGGTTTCGTAATAATAGAAGCGGAGGAGATAGATTTTTATCTAACTACCAAAACTACCATAGACTCAAGCTTTATGCTAGAGGAGAACAATCTATACAAAAATATAAAGATGAGTTAGCTATTAATGGTGATTTGTCTTACTTAAACTTAGATTGGAAACCGGTGCCTGTAATATCTAAATTTGTAGATATTGTTGTTAACGGTATGTCGCAAAGATCTTATGAGATTAAAGCTTTTGCGCAAGACCCTGAATCTTTAAAGAAAAGAACTAATTACGCAGAAAGAATAATGCGTGATATGGTTGCAAAAGAATTTTTAGACAATGTACAAAGCACATTAGGTGTTAATATGTATTCTACTGATCCTGAAAAATTACCTAAAGACGTAAATGAGCTATCTCTTAAGATGCAATTAGATTTTAAGGAATCCGTTGAAATAGCAGAGGAGCAAGCTATAAATACAATACTAGATAAAAGCAAATACGACGAAGCTAGGAAAAGAGTTATATACGATTTAGTTGTTTTAGGTATTGGTTGTACAAAAACAAGTTTTAATTTAACAGAAGGTATAAAAACAGAATATGTGGATCCGGCTAGTTTAGTTTATTCATATACTGAAGATCCTAATTTTGAAGATCTATATTACGTAGGTGAAGTTAAAACAGTTTCTTTGCCTGAGTTGAAAAAACAATTCCCAAGCCTAACACCAGAAGATTTAAAGCAGATAAATAAGGTTGGCAGTTCTGGTAATTATTTAAGGGGCTACAATGGTGGCCAAGGAGATGATGACCAGGTTAACGTATTATTTTTTGAATATAAAACGTACAGTGATCAGATATTTAAAATAAAGCAAACAGATCAAGGTCTTGAAAAAGCTTTAGAAAAGCCAGACACGTTTAATCCTCCCAAGAATGATAACTTTGAAAGAGTAGGTAGGAGTATAGAGGTTTTATACAGCGGAGCTAAAATACTTGGGCAGAATATGATGCTAAAGTGGGAGATGTCAGAAAACATGACTAGACCAACCGCTGATACTACTAAAGTTAAAATGAACTATTCTATTTGTGCACCTAGGATGTACAAAGGAAAAGTGCAATCATTAGTAAGTAGAGTTACTGGGTTTGCTGATATGATTCAGCTGACTCATTTAAAAATACAGCAAGTATTATCAAGAATGGTTCCTGATGGGGTTTATCTTGATGTTGATGGTTTATCGGAAGTTGATTTAGGTAATGGTACAAACTATAATCCTCAAGAAGCTCTTAATATGTATTTCCAAACAGGTAGTATTATAGGTAGATCGCTTACACAAGATGGTGACCCAAATAGAGGTAAAGTTCCTATCCAAGAGCTGCAATCATCTAACGGTCAAGCTAAACTGAGTGCTTTGATAAGTACGTATCAGTATTACCTGCAAATGATTCGAGATGTTACCGGGTTAAACGAAGCAAGAGATGGAAGTACACCTGATAAAAATGCTTTAGTAGGTTTACAAAAGATAGCAGCTGCAAATTCAAACACAGCTACAAGACACATACTACAAGCTCAACTGTATTTAACATTATCCACTTGCGAAAACATTGCGCTACGATTAGCAGATGCATTAGCATATCCACTAACAGCACAATCATTAAAACAATCTATAAGTACATATAATGTAGGAACCTTAGATGAATTGTCTACCTTACAACTACATGACTTTGGTATATTTCTAGAGTTAGAGCCGGATGATGAGGAAAGAGCTAAAATGGAAAACAATATACAAACAGCATTGTCCGCGGGATTAATTGGATTAGATGATGCTATAGATATTAGAAACATAGCGAACATTAAGACAGCTAATGAATTTTTAAAAGTACGTCAACAACAAAAAGCTAAAAGAGAACAAGAAGCGCAGCAAGCAAATATACAAGCACAAGCACAAGCAAACTCTCAGTTAGCACAACAAACCGCTTTGGCTGAAACACAAAAACAACAAGTTTTAACAGAACAAAAGATACAGTTAGAGCAAGCTAAGATGCAATTTGATGTTCAAAAGCTACAACAAGAAGCTGCTATAAAGAAGCAATTAATGCAAACAGAGTTTGATTTCAACATGCAACTTGCTATGGCAAATTCACAACAACAAACATCGAAAGAAAATAACAAAGAAGATCGTAAAGATGATAGGGCTAAGATAGTAGCTTCACAACAGAGTGAACTAATTAATCAAAGACAAAACAATTCGCCTCCAAAAAACTTTGAGTCCTCAGGAATGGACGTATTAGGAGGATTTGGTTTAGAACAATTTGACCCTAAGTAAAGTAAATTTTTAACTATTTAATTATATTATATCATGTCAGAACCAGTAAAACAAGAAGGAGATTTTAAAATCAAAAAGAAAACTCCTAGAAAATTTTCAAATGAGCCAAGTGCTCCAGCAAAAATTGATTTAAGTCAACCAAAAGAAGCGGATGTTACCAAAGTGGTAATTGATCAAGCAGAAGAAAAAGAAGTTGTTGCAGAACAACCAACTATTGTGGCAGAGGAGCAAGTGCAAGTGCAAGAATCAGAGCAAGAGCAAGAGCAAGAGCAACCGGTTGTATTGCAGGAAATAACAGAAGAAGAAGTTCAGCAAGAAACTAAAAAAGTAGAAGCTGAAATAAAAGAAGCAGTAAGAGACGAAAGAGTATCTGGAAAACCGTTACCGGAAAACATAGAGAAATTAGTTACTTTTATGGAAGATACCGGTGGAACTGTACAAGATTTTGTACGTTTAAATGCGGATTATACTAATATAAGTGAAACTGCTTTATTAAAAGAATACTATTCAAAAACAAAACCTTATTTAGAAGGTGATGATGTGAATATTTTATTAGAAGACTTTTCATATGATGAAGAGTTAGATGATGAAAAAGATATACGCAAGAGAAAAATTGCGTTTAAAGAAGAGGTTGGAAAAGCCAAACACTATTTAGAAGGACTTAAGAGTAAATATTACGACGAGATCAAGTTGAGACCGGGCGTTACTCAAGAGCAGCAAAAAGCAGTTGATTTTTTCAATCGATACAAAGAGGAAGAGCAAGTAAATGCGCAGTCAAGAGATGCCTTTGTTCATGGTACTAATGATTACTTTTCTAGTGATTTTAAAGGTTTTAATTTCAACGTAGGAGAAAAGAAGTTTAGGTATTCTGTAAAAGACACCGACAATGTAAAAGCAAATCAATCTGATCTAAAGTCCGTAGTTGGAAAGTTTCTAAACGAAAAAGGACAAGTTAAGAATTATGCTGATTATCATAAAGCCATTTATGCTGCAAGAAATGCCGACACTTTAGCTCAGCACTTTTACGAACAAGGAAAAGCTGATGCCGTTAGAGACATAACAGCTAAGTCAAATAACATTCAAACAGATGTTAGACAATCAGTCCCTGGTAGCGTATTTGTGAATGGATTAAAAGTGAAATCAATCAGCGGAGCGGACTCTTCAAAACTAAAAATTAAACAACGAAAATTTAAAAATTAAAAATTATGGCTTTAACACCACAATTCGGTTCAATCAAACCGAGTCAAAAACAACAAGCTTTAGATTCCAACTATCTAAACTTTACAGACGGAACCACTACGGCTTTCGCAGAACAATACTTACCAGAAGTATATGAGCAAGAAATTGAAAGATACGGTAACCGTACTTTATCTGGATTCTTACGTATGGTTGGCGCTGAAATGCCAATGACTTCTGATCAAGTAATTTGGTCTGAGCAAAATAGATTACACGTATCTTATACTGGAGTAGTTAATGCTGTCGTAGGAAACGTAAGTACTTTAACTATACCTTTAGATTTAACACCTGCTGATCCTAAAGATTATGTAGCAAATGTTATTTCTAAAAACCAAACTATTGTAATAATTGATCCAGCTACTAACGCTGAATTAAAAGCATTAGTATTATCTTCTGATGTTACAACTGGAGATCTTGAAGTAGCACCTTATACTGCTGCTGATACAAGTGGACTGGGAGCTACAGGGCTTAAGATATTTGTTTATGGTTCTGAATATGCAAAAGGTTCTACCTTAGCAGCTGACGATTACCAAAGCATCACTCCATCTTTTACACAATTCTCTAACTCCCCAATCATTATCCGAAACAAATACGTTGTATCTGGATCTGATACTGCACAAATTGGATGGGTAGAAGTTGCAACTGAAGACGGAACATCTGGATACTTATGGTATTTAAAAGCTGAATCTGAAACTCGTTTACGTTTTGAAGATTACTTAGAAATGTCAATGGTAGAAGGTGAGCTTGCTGCTGCAGGATCTAAAGCATTAGCTAGTGGTAAAAAAGGAACACAAGGTTTCTTTGCTGCTATTAATGACAGAGGAAATGTAAACAGTGGCTTTGATGCTACAACTGGATTAGGACAGTTTGATGAAATCCTACAAAACTTAGACACACAAGGTGCGATTGAAGAAAACATGTTATTCTTAAACCGAATTTCTAATTTGGCTTTTGACGATATGCTTTCTGGTGTTGGTTCTCCAACAGGCGCTGGAGCTGTTTATGGTGGTGGTAGTTCTTTTGGGGTATTTGAAAACTCTGAAGAAATGGCACTTAACTTAGGTTTCTCAGGTTTCCGTAGAGGATCTTACGATTTCTATAAGACTGACTGGAAATACTTAAATGATGCTTCAACAAGAGGTGCAGCTGATCCATTGACTAGCTCACAAGTTGGAGATATCCAAGGTGTATTAGTTCCTGCTGGAACATCTACTGTATACGATCAAGTATTAGGTACAAACATCAGACGTCCATTCTTACACGTTCGTTATAGAGCTTCACAAGCTGACGACAGACGTATGAAGAACTGGGTTACTGGATCTGTTGGTGCAGCTACTTCTGATCTTGATGCAATGGAGGTACACTTCCTTTCTGAAAGATGTCTTTGTGTACAAGGAGCAAACAATTTCGTATTGTTCACTGTATAGACAAGAGTAAATTAATGTAATTTTTACCCTCGTTGTACTGACGGGGGTAACTATTACTCTTATAAATTATTAAATTATATCATATTATGGCTACTAAAAAAGCTCCAGCAAAAAAAGTTGAGGTTGCTCCTCAGCCAACTGTTGCAAAATCTGCACCAGTTCAACCCACAAAACCAACGTGGGAAATTAAAGATAGAAATTATTATCTATTGCACTCAAAGTCACCGCTAACTTATACAATCCAATCTAGGCATTCAAGAAGATTTCCTTTATTGTGGTTTGATGATGTTAAAATGGAACAAAGAGAATTAAGATATGCAACTAATCAAAACTCACCGTTTAGAGATGAACAAAAAGGTGATGCAACATTAGGGCACATCATATTTAAAAATGGGACTTTATTCGTTCCTAAGGAAAGTCAATCCTTACAAAAGATTTTGTCATTATATCATCCAGGCGTAGGTAAAAAATACGCAGAGTTTGATCACGTAGCAGATGCTATTGATGAGTTAGACTTTTTAGACTACCAGATTGATGCTTTAAATGCAGCAAGAGAGATGGATGTTGACATGGGCGAAGCAATAATGCGAACAGAACTTGGTTCTAAGGTCACTTCAATGACTTCTAAGGAGCTTAAAAGGGATTTGCTATTGTTTGCTAAAAGAAACCCCGGGCTGTTCTTAGAACTAGCCAATGATGATAACGTTCAGTTGAGAAATGTAGCTATTGTAGCTAGAGAACAAGGTGTAATTGCTTTATCCTCAGATCAACGAACATTTACCTGGGCTACAAATGGAGCTAAACTAATGACTGTTCCTTTTGACGAAAACCCTTACTCAGCGATGGCCGCTTACTTCAAAACCGACGAAGGTGTTGATGTTTTCAAGTCAATAGAGAAAAAGCTGAAATAAACATGTAATACTATATAGTAGATAGGCCGCTTTAAAGGTGGCCTAACTACTATAATTAATAAAATATTAAAATGGCTATAAACGTAAATACAGTGTATCAAACCGTTTTATCTATACTAAATAAAGAGCAGAGAGGTTATTTAACTCCTGACGAGTATAATAAGATAGGAGCTCAAGCTCAGTTAGAAATATTTGAGGGTTACTTTCCTAGCGGAGATCAATTCAATAGAAAGAATCAAAACAATTCTCAAAATGACACTGAATGGTTTAACATTTACGATAATGTGGTCACAAACTTAGAACCATTTATATACAGGGACGCTACCTGGCAAAACGCATCTTCTTTTGCTCCTTACTGGACTCTTACTCCCGCAGTTACACTCGCTTTGGATGGTAGGGTAGTTAAGCAAGTAGGAAATGTTGAGGTTCAATATAATACAGCTAGTAGTAATAATTCTTCAAATGGATTAATTCAAACTTCAATTTGTGAAAGAATTTCTAAAAAAGAATATAATTTAATAACAAGGTCTAGATTAACTGCACCGTCGGTTAATGACCCTGTATATTACGTTAATAATTTTAACTTATCAGCTCCTAATTTAAGGATATATCCTAATCCAACACCTTCATCAATAAGTATTGCTAATGGTTTGGTTACTTCTGAGTTAATAGTGCAACCATTAAATCCTCAATGGAATTACACTATAGATCCGACGGTTGGAGCATACATATATGACGATGTTAATAGCATCAATTTTGAATTGAATCCTTCAGAGCAAACTGATTTAGTATTAAGAATACTATTGTACGCAGGAGTGGTAATAAGAGACCCTCAAATAATACAAGCGGCTGCTACGGAAATTCAAAAAGAGGAAATACAAGAAAAATCATAATAAATGGGCTTAATAACAGAAAATAATTCTCAATATTACGCAGGTTCTCAGCATGTGGTTGGCAATGGCGTATCAACTATTAGTAGCGCGAATTTTACATTTGACACACCTTTAAGCTTAGGTTCAGCAGGTGCGTGGTTGAATACAGATCCTTACTACCCATTAAATAACTTTAAAATATATGTTAGTACCGACGGCGGCACAACGTTTGTTGAATGGCTAACTGAATATGAGTTAAAAACATCTTCAACTTCAGAAGGAAATATAACATCTGTTGTTACATTCATAGGCACATTACCTTCACCAACTAGTATAGTAGTAGTGCAGTTAAAATCACTAACTGGTGGTCAATATGGAAATAGAGATGCTTTTGGCGATACTGTAGAAGAAAACTACGGTAGTTATTCATATCTTACTTTAAATGAAGCCGTAGAAAATTATATGGTAGGCTTTGTTGGAGATGGAAAAATAATACAAACCGCTAAAAAGTATGATATAAATTTTCATGCTAAAAGAGGGCTTCAAGAATTTAGCTATGACTTACTAAAAAGTATAAAATCTCAAGAGCTAACAATCCCAAACAACCTATCAATACCTATACCTCAAGACTACGTAAACTACGTAAAGTTCTCGTGGGTAGATGGGCTAGGTGTAAAACACATTATATACCCGACCACGTTAACAAGTAATCCCGACACTATACCTCAACAAGATGTATATGGTACACCTATGCAAGACGCTTTTGGTAATAACTTGCAAACAACTTCTATCACTGAACAAAGATGGGATAGCAATGATACCAGAAGAATAACAGGTGGATATGACCAAAATTTTGTAGATGCGGATGCGGATCAACATAATTTTAATAGAATAGGTGTAGGCCAACGGTATGGCTCAAATCCTCTTACTAGTCAAACAAATGGTTGGTTTACTATAAATGAAAGAACAAATCAGATTGCGTTTTCTAGTAACTTGATTAATAAGGTTATAATATTTGAATACGTTTCAGACGGATTAGCATATGACGCTGATTCCAGGGTTCCTAAAATGGCTGAAGATGCTTTGTATGCTTATATAAGTCATGCTATTGTTGCCACTAGAGCTAATCAACCAGAATATTTGGTTCAAAGATTAAAGAAAGAGAAAAGCGCTAAAATGCGTAATGCAAAAATAAGGTTATCTAATATTAAGCTAGAAGAGATTACTCAAGTTATGAGGGGCAAATCTAAATGGATTAAACACTAAAATTAAATGGCAGAAGCTAAAAATACTTTTCTTAAGTCTAAAATGAATAAAGACCTAGATGATAGATTACTACCATCTGGAGAATATAGAAATGCTAGGAATGTAGCAGTAAGTAAATCTGAAGGGCAAGACGTAGGAGCATTGGAGAACGTTTTAGGTAATACTAAGATAGCTAATATATTACCGGACTTTGAGATAGAAGTGTTAAGCAGTTCATCCGGGGTAGGCGATGACATAATTATTAGTAGTTTTTCATCAGCTGCTTCTTTTAATAATAATGACCGAAGGATTCACATCAATTATGAGGTAATAGTACAAGGTTTTGTAGTAGGATTTGTTTCGGCTTATTCAAACAGTACTGCAGGTATGACAATAACGGTTCCTGGCGGTAGTGGAATGTTCCCCCCTGGATATTTTTTTAAAATAAGACCTAATTTAGAAATAATAGGTACCTTACCTATAGTTTCTACAGATAAAATATACTTATTTGCAACAAACTATACAGATACATCAGCTAGTGGGCTAGCTAATTTTAGCTCAGATACTGGCTTGAGTATAGTAAAAACTAACCCAGGCAATAGTGCAATATTAGAGTATAACTTAAATACTCCTAGCCAAGCGCCTATGGTCCTAGTTGAAGGATCATGGTTAAACTTTTCTAAAACTTTTCCCATAATAAATTCTAATTTATTAGAGACATTACTTTTTTGGACAGATGATAGAAATCAACCTAGAAAAATAAATGTAAATACAGCTTTAAACGCTTCTTTTACAAGCGAGCAACAATATGCAGATGGAAATTGGGGATACTATAAGAACGAAGATCATGTTAGTGTAGCCAAATATGCCCCTATAACTCCAATACAATTGTGGAAATTATATGAAAACGGTGGAAGCCCTACATATGAAACAACAATGAAGGATGTTGTGAGTGAAAAGTTACCAGATGGTACTACAGCTAATCCTGATTATGATGCCACTTATGGAGGAGACCCTGATTTTCTTGAAGATAAATTTGTTAAGTTTAGTTATAGGTTAAAGTTTGATGACGGAGAATATTCTTTAATGGCTCCTTTTACACAAGCTGCTTATATACCTAAACAAGACGGATTTTTTCTTACAGATGATGAGGATGATACTTTTAGATCAACCGTGGTGGGTTTCATGGAAAACAAAGTTAACAATATTTCCTTAAGAATACCTATGCCCTATGTTATTAATGGTACCGGGGAAAATCCAGAAGAAGCTAATTTGATGCAGTGTGATCAAATTTCCGAGTTAATGAAGATTACTGAGGTTGAAATTTTATATAAAGAATCAGATGCATTAGCAGTACAAGTTTTAGATAGACTGCCTTTAAGTACAGTAGAAACAGGGGGTACATCTAAGTTTTATGAATATGATTACCAAGCAAGAAAGCCTTATAGAACTTTACCCTCCGCAGCACTAGTAAGGGTGTTTGATAAAATACCGCCAAGAGCTAAAACTCAAGAGGTGATAAGTAATAGGGTTGTTTATGGTAATTATGTAAACAAACTTACTCCACCTGAAACATTAAATTACAATGTAGCCTTAAGTGATAAATACCCTTTGTTTGATTTGTTTGGTGAACCGAATCCTGAACAGGGGCGTACCTCTGTTGTAGAATATCCTCAGCATACAGTAAAAAATAATCGTAACTACCAGGTAGCTATAGTGCTTTCAGATAGATATGGTAGATCTTCCACTCCAATATTATCTGAGGTGACCGATTCTGTTTCATCGCAGGGTATAAACTACGGAGGATCCACATTTTACGCTCCCTACAGATATTCAGCAGCTGGACCAGGTGTTAATGAATCCACGGTTTTAAACTGGGCAGGAGACTCTATAAAAGTGTTGTTCAACGACGTAATAACATCGACAAAAAATGATTTACTAAGCAACAGTACAGGTACAGGAACGCCGGGTATTCATTCTTATAATACAAGTATAAGTTCACTAATGGTTCCAGGAGGTTGGTTTAGCTATAAAGTAGTGGTTAGACAAGTGGAGCAAGAATACTATAACATTTATTTACCCGGTATAATAAACGGATACCCTGGGCACACAGAATATTTTGGAGAAGAAGAGGGAGTTACCGCTTTTACAACATTATACAGTGACAACATAAACAAGCTGCCTAGAGATTTATCCGAGGTTGGACCAGAGCAAAGACAATATAGAAGCAGTACACGATTATATGGTAGAGTAACAAACGTTGATTTTGCCACAGCCCCTTTTAATACCCAATATTATCCAGGAAGAGAAGCGCACGATCCCGATGCTATTGGTGTTGAATCTGAATTAGCTGGTGGTGGTGGTAATAATGCTCATCCTAGTATATACCAAGCAGACACAGACCCTTATTTAGTTAGACTATCTACAGATAGTGCTATTGGTCAAGAAGACACACAAAGTGGTGATCTTGATTTTCCTGTTTTAGCTGTTTACGAAACGGAGCCTGTAGTATCAAGAATAGATATATTTTGGGAAACATCAACCAGTGGTTGGTTAGGCAGGTTAAACGAGCTAATACTAACCTCTACGGAAGCACCAATAGGTATTTCAGCTACAAACTTTTTATTAAAAGAGGATCAAGAGCAATCCGGAGCAGGAACAGTTACAGGAGCAACAAATTCTCCTTACGTTACAGATTTATTTCAACCTATTAATCAAGCGCAACTAGCAGTGGATGATGGTATTCTTACCGACTTTCAAGTAATAAGTGCTTCAGGAGTAAATAGAACGGCAGATTTTGCAATAGAATCAGGCCCAGGAAACGTAGGTGATCCTGGATATGGGTTTAGAATAAAAATTGCAAATGATTTTTATTATGGATCCACAGCTACCACGGATGAAACATATACTTTTTCATTTAATGTAGCTACATCATCATTTCCAGACGACAAGACACTTGTTGATTTTACAGAGTCACTTCAAAACGTAGCGCCTACAATAGATGCTTGTCCAGGTATTGTAGCCTTGCTACCTCAAGATACAGCTATATACAGTTTTACCGCAGTAAATGGAAGCGCAAGTGCAACACAAGACACTAATGAGCTTTTATTTTATTTCGAAACTGCCCCAGGAGTTGTAGCCAATACAATAACTATAGCGGGAGTTGTATTTGAATGCACTTTAAACGGGGTTGTTACAGTTCAATCTGGAATTCCTTCAGGTAGTTATTCTTTAACAGTTATAGTATATGACGCAGCTGCAGGAACTGGGACACTAACAGACAAATGTTTATTTCCAGTCAATTTTGGATTTGTAGAAGTACCCAGTGGATTTACTCAAGATTTTAACGGAAACTTTGAGGGTGATAAAGTTTATTTTTCTTGGAAAGAAGATAATGCAGTTTTATCATTTGGAGGTCTTACAAATGGAACAGGTGATGACTATGTCACAGCTACAGGTTTAGCAACCACAGGCGGTTCGGGCTCTGGGTTAACTGTAGACATTGTAGCAAGTCCTCCAATTAATGGAGCTAAAATTATAGAGGCTATTGTAAATAATCCAGGATCAGGTTATCAACCTCAAGATTCAGTTATAGTACAACAAGCAGGTAGCCAAAATAATGGGGTCATAAACTGTGATTTTGATAGCTATACACCAGGATGTGTAGAAGGAAATTACATAACATATAGAACAAAAGCTTACAATTACGATACAGCGTGTGGGGGTACTGCGCCTAGATTTATAAAGCTAAACGACAACGAGCAGTTTGTAGTAGTTTTTGATATGTTTGCATCCTCACTTGGTGGAAATGACCAAGCGTGGTATGGGCCTAAAATGAACTATAGAGCAACAAGCAGTGATCCTTGGGTCCAAGCTCAAGACGCTAATGGAAATCAAGGGTTGTTCAGAGGAACCTGGGCTGGCAATGCCGGTCAAGGTCAAGGCTTAACTTCTAATACTGAAGATCAAATGACCTTTCAACCAGGGCTGACCTTGAATATAGGATTTCAAAATCAAGCACTGTGTACGCGGTATTTAATGTTTAATACGCCTGGAGAATACGAATTGGTTCCATATAATAATAATGGAGCATTTATTACTGGCACCAGTACTTGTGCTAATCCAAATTTGAATTTTGATTGGGGATTTTATAGTCAAGACGGAAGTTACGATTTACCAACTTGTGATGGAGGAACTCCAGGCACGTCATTTGAGTATAACATAGCTACATCGACAAGTGCTTCAAACGCATGTGCTGTCCCTAGTAGTTTTGGAACTAAATTGTGGGCTCAATCTTATTTATCTAAGTATGTTGTTGAGTTTTATACGGACAAAGAACTACTAACTCCCTGGACACCTACAGCTGGGTGGTTTACTTATAATCAAACAGGAAGAGTATTCAGGGGAGGTGTAATAGAAACAGGTCAATTTAAAAATCCTAATGAGAGAGGAAATGGAGCTTACAAGGCTTATTTTAATTCAGATGGAACTAAGAGTGGTAGTGGGTGTGTATCTTGCACTATAAATAATGGAACATAGTAATTAACCGCATAAACAAGTAATTATAATGGCATACGCTATAGAAGTTAAATATTTCAATTCCTTCTTGTTAAAGAAAGTAGTAGATGATTCAAATCTACCTGTATGGCCTAGCTTAATAACAGCTACCACGGAGAACAATACCAGGTGGCCTACATTTTCACAACAAGCTGAAGATTCCGTCCCTAATGATTGGGTCATTGAAGAGGCTAGACTGCGAGGTGGATATAACAATGTTGAAGTTGGGTATGGTGTTAAAGCATATGCTGTTGAACCAAACCCTAATGGATCTTTGCTTTTAAACGGGTTAATATATTCAGGTATATTCAACTCTAGAACAGGTATTAATCAAACAAATGTTTTTTCAGTTGGCGAAGAGATTACTAAGTCTGCTGATCCAGCTAATGGCTCTATACAAAAGCTTTACGCGGAGGATACAAATTTAATTATATTCCAAGAAAATAAAGTGAGTAGGGCGTTAATAGATAAGGATGCTATATATTCCGCTGAAGGAGGAGGAGCTGTAACTAATGTCAACACAACAATAGGAACAATACAACCTTATCAAGGTGAGTATGGAATAAGTAAAAACCCTGAAAGCTTTGCTGTATATGGGTATCAAAAATATTTTACAGATAAAAATAGAAATGCAGTAATGAGATTATCTATGAACGGTCTTGAAGAGATATCAAGGTTTGGGATGATTGATTACTTTAGAGATAACTTAACAAATTTAGGAGATGGAAAGGCTGTAGGAGCTTATGATGTATACTCCAAACAATACGTTTTATCTTTGCAAGGAGCCGGGTTAAGTAATGTCAATGCCACTTTAACTTTTGATGAATCTGTTAAAGGTTGGGTTAGTTTTATGGATTACATTCCTAGTTTTATGTTTAGTCTTAAAAACAAGTTTTATAGCACAACAGGTGGAGATATTTACGAGCAATTTTCAAATATTGTAGATAGAAACTCATTTTATGGAACTACTTATAATAGTTCTGTTACGCTTGTTCATAACCCAAAGCCAAGCATGTCTAAGGTGTTTAAAACAATAAATTATGAAGGCAGTGATGGGTGGACCGTAACGTCTCAAATAACATCTGAAAGTGATATAGGAAATCCTATATTAAGTTTTTTACAGGGAACATACGATTCTAGTGTGCCTCCAAGAACAGGAACCGCGGCCTCAGGACCAGGGTCTGTAGCTCCTAGAAGGTATGCAGGTTTTGCAAAAAAAGAAGGTAAATATCACGGTAAAATTGTTAATGGAACTGGCGTAAAATCAAGAGAAATTATATTTGGAAACGATATGACTGGTATAAAAGGCTATTTCTCCACAGTGACAATAACTACTGACAAAGTAACAAACCCAGGTGGAGCAAAAGAATTGTTTGCAGTTTCTACAAATTATGTGGAATCCGCTTATTAAATTAAATCAAATTAAATGGAATTAAAAGCAAGAATATTACAAGACGAAGATTGGGATACATTATGTAGTTGGTGGGATAGCTGGCCAAAATGGGTTAATCCACCTAAGTCGTTTTTACCGGACAATGGAAAAGGCGGCTTAATGATAGAAAAAAACGGTAAACCAATTGTAGCTGGGTTTTTGTATTTAACTAACTCAGACGCTGTCTTATTAGAATGGATAGTATCAGATCCAGAATATAGAGATAAAGATCGTAAACAAGCTTTAGAATTGCTTATAACAAGTGCAGAAGATGCGTGCAAAGCTTTAGGCAAAGTACATATGTTCAGCATAGGAAGAAATAAACATTTAATAGAAACGCATAAAAAATTAGGTTGGACCGCTGATCCGGATCCATCTTATGAACTTATTAAAAACATATAAATTATGGCAGTAGTAACAGCAATTGCAGGCGCAGCTATAGCAGTAGGAGGAGCTGTAGCAGGTTCAATTTCCGCAGGTAAAGAAGCTAAAAGAGCTGGTAGAAGAGCCGCTAGCGCAAGAGCCCGTATGGATTACATTGAAGATAATAGACAAGAGGTAATAAACCCTTATGATCAGATGTCCTCAGTTGCTGATATGGCTACGGATTTACAGAATACATTATCCAACCCATTTGCTAACCTAAGTGTTGCGACAGGGGCAGCGGAAATGCAAGCTGAACAAGCTGATATTGCATTAGCAAATACTCTAGATACACTGTTAGCAACAGGTGCAGGCGCAGGTGGAGCAACAGCTTTAGCTCAAGCAGCTTTACAAAGTAAAAAAGGTATATCCGCAAGTATAGAAGGCCAAGAAGCTACTAATGAAAAAATGAAAGCTCAAGGCGAGCAAGATGCTCAAAAAGCAAGATATGCTGAAGCGGTTCGTATGCAAAATACAGAAATGCAAGATGAAATAAGATTACAAGGGGCTCAAGCTCAAGGTAGAGCTTATGAATTTGAAAGTGAGGAGCAAAGAGATGAAAATGAATTAGCTAGATTAGCTGGACAGCAACAACAAGCAAATGCCGCAAGGTCATCTGCTAAAGCAGGTCAAGCTGGTGCGTGGGGAGGATTAGCTAGTGCGGGAGGAAGCATAATGAGCGCCGGTATAGGATCAATGAAATAAAAATAATTTAAAAACAAAGTAGAATGTCAAATACAATAAATTGGAACCCGCCTACTATTAAGGCAGCCAGAATAACAGGTAAAGGTGGTAGTGTCAATACTTCTACGCCTAACTGGAATGCCGTTGGTCAATCTATAGCTAATGTAGGTCAATCTATAGCCGCTGGTTTAAATTTACGTACACAGAATATAAAATACGAAAAGCAAAGACAATTAGAATTGTTGAAAACAAGAAACAACATAGCTACTACTCAATATGATAAAGTTGCTCAGCTTCAAACAACAAATAATAATGAATTTGAAATAAGTAAAAATAATCTATTTCATAGTCAAATGGACAAGTATGTTAAGATAAGAACAGCTATGGATGATCCTAACAGTGGTATAGATATGGCTATGGCTCAACAAGCTTTATCGGAAATAAACGCTGGTGTTTCTAAATATGCTAAGCAAGCACCTGTAGTTTTAGCAGCGGCTGCGACACTGAAAGAAGCCTTAAATAAACCGTTTGGTACCGCTGGTGCAGTAGCTGGGGGTGTACCCACTGCTCAACAAAACCTTTTATTAAAACTAATTGAAGGGGGAGATGTATCTATAGCAGATCAAAATGGTGATTTTATTATTTACGACAAAGATAAAAAAGGAAATGTGCTAAATGTGTTTAACATTGATCAGTACATGCAAGCTACCAACGGAGGTAAAGATCCAGAAGATTATTTTAGAACTATAATAGATACAAAAGAAGAGCAAAAAGATGCTTCTGAGGCCATAGTAGGAACTGTTCAGAAGCCTAGTCAAACGTATTATGACTATGAAACCAAAACATCTAAAGATGGACAGTCTAGCATTGTCAATTTAGAATGGAAAACGAATGACAAAGGGCAGCTTATAGGAAGAGAGGCTGCTATATTGAATATTTCTAAGAGTGGCTTTAACTACCTTGTAGACGATGTAAAAGAAACCACAGCTATGTCTGATTTGTGGAATGATGTTATTGGTCAAGATCCTTCTGGTATAACTGGTCAAGACACTCCTTGGGATCCAAAAGATAAAACAAAGAAAAAATATACAGTTAAAGGGTATATAGATGCTGACTCAGGACAATTTGTTTTTGATCCAGAAGGTGATTCATCTCAAATATACAAAGATTCTTTTGGTAAAGAACTAGAATTAACTCAATCAGAATTTGCTAAAAGATGGATGGCCGAGAGTGCTGTATTTAAAAACGCTCCAAAACCCGCTATTGTAAGTAGATCTAAAAAAGCAGAAGGCGATAAAGGATATTCATATGATATGTATGAAGGCTATGTAAATAATCAAAAGAAAATAGCTGCTGCTCTTAAAGCAGATCCTAAATCTGACTTAACAGATTTTGATGGGCAGATACTTTCAGCTGGGTCAACCGGAGCTTACAAATTACGCGTTTCGGGGCCAACGGAAGCTAACCCGAAAACTCCTATTACTGCTTCATGGGAGCATGTGGTACTAGTAGATGCCTATGCACAAGATGGCAAAAGCAAAATTAAAATGTGGAAACGTGTTGATGGCGAGAAGACTATACCAGCTCAAGGAAGTTGGTCTGAAATGAAAGCGCGTACAAAACAATATAGAACAAAGAACTAACTAATCATATAAAATATGCCTATTTACAAAAACGAGTCAGGTGAAACTATGACGCAAGAGCTGTTGCAGGAAGCTGCAGAAATGAGCGGAATGACTATTGACCAATACGCAAGCTCTCTTGGATACAAATTAGTAGACGAAGAAGAAGAAACTGTTATAGACCCGGGAAAAGAAATGGGCGCTGCAACTCAGGGTGCAAGTGTGGGGCCTCTAAGACCAGAGTACCAGGACCAGGAACAAGCTTTGCCATTAAACGGTACGGGTTGGAACTTGGAAAATATTTTATCGGATTCACAAAATCCAGTTAGTGCAGAATTAGATACTCCAACAGGTAAAACAGACGAAAAAGGTGGATGGTTAACAATGGATAGCAAGCTGGAAACAGCAAGAGCTGCATTAAATGCTATTAAAATTTCATCTGAACAAGTAGGTGAAATTGAAGCGCAAGCAGATAAACCTATTGAGATTGTAGAAAGAGAATTGGAATACAATTATAAATTAGATAAAATGCTGCCTACGGGTCCTATCATTAACACCACTTATGAAGATGCCTATAAGGATTACATACAACAGGCTAAGGTAAGTTTAGCGCAATCGTCCAATAATGAGTATGATGTATATAATGTACCTGAAGACCAATGGAGAGAAAAAGCTAGAGGTATGTACATTGACGAGAAAAAAGCAACTGAGATGCGTCGTCAGTCTGAAGAGGTATTAGAACAATACGAAAAAGATGTTTTTGGCAGTTGGTTTAGCTTTGCTAGAGGTAAAAAGCTTCTTAAAGGGGCCGCTGGAGTTCCGTCATACGTGCTTACAGATGAGGAAGCAGAGTATGTTGCAGGTCATGCTATATTAACCTCTGAGCTTAAAGAACAAGGCAAAGAAGCTAATGCTGAGTTTTCATCAACAGTAGACAAAATTACTACATACGCCAATATAATGCAAACTACTTCGGTAGAACTTAATGACTTGCAGTTTAAATTTAATAACGATCCCGGCTCTATAACAGAGATGGACAAATTAAGATATACAGAGTTAGCGAATACCCAAGCTACAGCTGGTCAAATATATGGTACTTTATTTAATAAATTAGGTGAATTAGAAGGTACTTCAGATAAGGTTAATATCCTAGCGGATATGACCAAGAGAACATATAATAATCTTGACGTTGCTACAAATAGAATAACAGGAGCAGTTGTAAGAACTATGGCTGGACTGGGTAGTGTTGCGCATGAGCTTAGTCCCCAACAATTAATTAAAAGAACTACTGGATACGACGTAAACGAAGAAGGTGGGTATTTACCAATGTTCTTAGCAGGTGTTGCTCCTGCTGGCTCTGACACTTTTAAAGAAGGGGTTGACGCGTTATACAGGGGAGTTGAAGAAATAGAAAATGCTACAAAACAACGACAACAGCTAGGGGAAATACAAGGGATTGAAGATTTTGGTGAGTTTATGCTAGATCTTTTTAGCGAGCAGGCCGTAAACACAGCTATTACAGTTGGTACCGGCGGAGCTGGTCTTATTGCTGTATCTGCTGCTGCGGGTGGTAACAAGTTCAATGACATGGACTTAGAAATGGAACATGATCCAGATCTAAAAATCTCCGCATTCCAATTTTATGGTGCTGGAATTCTTTATGGTGCTGCTGAATATGTTACAGAAAAAGTTTCTCTTGGCCAAGCAAAAAGAGGTTTAGACTATTTAAAGTTTGGTAAAAACAACTTTAAGAAAGCTACGAAAGGAGCTAAGTCTTTTGATGTTGGCGAAGGTTTTACATTGGATACATTTTCAAAAAGAAAAGCTTTACTTGATTACGGTATAAACGTTAATAAAGAAGGTGGTGCTGAATTTGCGGCTCAACTTATAAACAATGGTGTTGATAAATTTTTATTAGATAAAGACATCGCTATTACAGACGGGCTTGGTGAAGCATACTTGACGGGGTCTATAATGTCTGGCCTTGGATTTCAAGCACCAGTATTAGCAGGTGATATATACAGAGCTTTTAACGGAAGTAGTGAAATAACAAAGTTAAACAATAGATCCCAAAGACTTGAAGCTATTAGAAAGCAGCGTGAAACTATAATAAAAAACATGCCTAAAAATGGGGATGCTAATGCTGAAAACACTTTAAACATACTAGCAGAAGAGGCTGATAAGTTAATAATTGAAAACTTAAAATCTAAAAAGATTAACGAGAATAGAATCAATGAGCTTAATAATAATGACAAAAGAACATTATTAGACATTGATGCTGAAACATACAAACTTAAACGTGGAATTGATAAGTTAAATGAGAATCCTAACTTAGCCATGGAACAAAAGAAAAAGCTTATTGCAGATCTTCAGACTAAGATTATGGTGGCTAACCAGGTTAAAAATGTTATAATAGCAAATTCAACCAACTCTAAAGCTGTAGAAAAACAAAATAGACAGCAAATGCAGTATGCTGCGGAAAAAGATTTAACCTTTAAAGCTATTAATGCCACTACTCAAGAGCAAGCATATGAAGAGGTAGCAGTAGAACTTGACAATAAAATTGCAGAGATAAAAGAATCAGGTGAATTATCTAAAGAGCAAAAAGATCAAATAGAAGGAATTAAAGCCGTTAAAGTAGCAGTAAAAGAAGCTACTGATAATGGTAAATCTGCAGGGATGATGTTTGGGGCAGAAGTTGGTATTCCTATAGCTATATCTGTAGGAGAAACTCTAGCAGCAGCAGGCTTAGGGGCTACTATTCTACACGAAACAGCGCATGCAACTTTATTTAAAAAGTTATTTGAAGGCAATGCGGATATTATAGGATTAGTGTCTAGCTTTGAATCCTACATGACCGCCAACTTCAAAGGAGCACAAGCTAAGTTTGATCGCATTGACGCAGAATATCCTTTAGGAGAAGGCCCAGGCAAATTCTCAGCCGCTGAAATAGCTGAAGAAAAACTTGCTACCATGTTAGAGTACACTTACAATGTAGACATGAGTAAAGATCGTACATTCTCTAAAAAAGTTGTAGATCAATTTAGAAAGGTTATACCAAAGTCAGAAGTAACAACCATAAAAAATGGACAAGACGTATTTAGAGCATTACAAAGTTTTGCTAGAGGATTTGATAAAGGAGAAATAACAGGTTTAGCAGATAAAGTACTTAAGGGTAATGTAAAAGCCGCTCAAACCGAAGCAAAGAAACAAGCTAAGCAATCAAAAGTTGCGCCTTCATTGACATCCGCAAAAGATAACTTAGGTAAAATTGAAGCTAAAGATTTAAAAGGTGTTGGAGCACAGACAGATATAGCTATGGAGCTTCCTGGTATGGCATTAGCTCAAGTGCTTGGTAGATTTAACTTATCTCCACAAGTAGCAGCTGACATGAGAGATGCTGTAGTTGAGAAAATATATTTAGCTCAAGAAACAACTAAATGGGATGGTAGAGGTCAGTTATATGGCTTTATAAACGGTCGTATAGCTCTTAGAATCAAAGATATTGTAAAAGAGGAATATAATAGACCTGCAGAAGAAAGATTATTTTTGTCATCAGTAGAGGGGCTTCAGGCTGAAGATCAGAAGGGTTTAGCTACACCTGATCCAACTCCAACTAAAACAGCTGAAAAACCTAAGTATAGAAAAATAAAAGACAGTAATGTTGTTTCTAATGAAACTATAGGAAAAATTAAAGCAAAAATAGTAAGCGCAGCTAGAGTATTAAAATCTAAACTAG